CGTTTTACAGGAAAAATAGATAAAAGTGGTTGGTCGAAGTCTAATCCAGAAAAAAATGATATATTGAGTCGTATTCCACAGATTAATAATATTGCATATAGAGAGTTAGCACCATCCTATTATGAAGCACAGAAAAAATTTGCCGAAACATATGTTGAAGAAAGATTTAGAATTGCCGGAGGTATATATACTACTCTTTCAGCAAACAAATATAGTCAGGATGGTTCTCAGGCAATGTCTTATCATATAGATTCTGGAGATTTACCAGAAGGTCTTACAACGATTGCTAACTTTATTGATGGGGATATTACTGGTTGTTATTTTGTTTTACCTAGATATGGTGTGGCAATTTCTCGTGGCGATGGGGATGTATTTTTGGGTGATAGTGGAGAAGTTCATGGAGTATATGATGTCGATGGAACTGGCATTTCTATGAATTGTGTCTGTTATTGTGATACTAGATTGGCTACGTTAGGAGTTCGTGGTAAACCAGAAAAGTTGATTGGAAAGAATGCACCAAAAGTTGAAACGGGTAGTCTTGAGGGATTTTTTTAATGCAGTTAAATGGTGTATTTCATCCTTCAAAAATAGGGGATATGATCTATAGTTTACCTGCAGTTTATCTTCGCGGGGGAACTAAAAGATTTATTTCAGCAAGAAAAAGTGAAACAGAGTACATAAAACCACTATTTGAAGCACAGCCATATATAGATTATGTTGGTTATTCAAATAAACCAGATTCTAATATTGATTTAGATTTTAGTTCCTATCAAGCACTATATAAGTTGTTTTTAAGAGGGAATTTGGTTTATATGAATCTTATATGTGCAGGGATACGAACACATCATTTTCCTTTAAAAATTGATAGTATTGAGCTAAAATCTACTCAAATCAAATATGGTAACATTAATCTGGATTTAATGAAATATAGAGATATTCCTATATGGAATAATAATAAAGCTTGGATAACAAATATTGATCCTAAGACAGAGGTTGATATTTTAATTAATGTTTCGGGGAGATATCATGATTATATATTAAACGGGGAATCTACTCATAATCCTATGAAGCATTTTGATTATACCTTACTCAAAGAGTATAATACAGGTTTTGTGGGATTTGATGATGAGTATCAAAATTTCGTAGATCGGTACAATTTTAAACCAAAGAGAATTGAGGTTAAGAATGCATTGGAGACAGCTCAATATATTAGGGGGTCTAAACTATTTGTAGGTAATTGTAGTTCTGCAAAGGCAATTGCAGAAGGTTTGAAACATCCTTTTTTGATGGAGATAAGTAAGGATTATTCTGACGATTTACCAATGGGAAAAAATGGCCACGTTTACATTAATAAGGAAATAATAGAATATTACTTGGATCAAGATCCATTAGAGGATAGTTTTCCAGATATTGAATATTCTGGGGAGAAAAAAGAAAATACTGGATTAGATGCTTTTTTCTCTTGACAAATTAAGAAAAATATGGTATAATTATGGATAAGATAGATAAGTTAGATATTGTTTTAGGAGAGCTTAGTACTTATATTAAAAACAAAGCACGGGGGAATTATTATGGTGATAATCAAGTTCAGGTGATTGATTTGCTTAGAACTACTGGTGATTTGGATAGTTTTTGTCGTGGGAATGCGATAAAGTATATTACAAGATTTAAAAGAAAACTTAATTCGGATAGTGAGATTGATTTATTCAAGGCTATTCATTACATTTTAATTATGATTATGGAGATCGAAGAAGATGCAAATTAGTAAACAAACCATTGATATTTTAAGTAACTTTTCATCAATTAATTCATCTATTATGGTAAATAGTGGAAATGAACTTCAAACAATTTCAGCGATGAAAAATATTCTTGCAAGGGTTACAGTACATGAAACTTGGCCAAATGATTTTGCGATTTATGATTTGAATGAGTTTTTAAGTCTTATCAAATCTAGTGTATTCTTTGGTGCAGAGTATGAATTTAATCAAGATAAGGTAACTTTAGCAAAAGACAAAGCAAAGTCTAGTTATTTTTATGCTGATCCAAGTACAGTGGTTTCCCCTACTTCTGATGTTAATATGCCAGAAATTGATATTAAGTTTGAATTTACTCAGGATGATTTAAACACAGTTAAGACAATGGCTTCTATCTTACAGAAGGGAGATTTGAAGGTTACAAGTAATGGTGATATTATTAGTTTGACTATATGGGATAAGAACGACCCAACAACTAATACGTTTACATTAGATGTTGGAAATGGAGATGGCTCAACATATGATATGTATTTTAAGGTTGAGAATTTGAAATTGTTCACTGGAGATTATGATGTAGAAATTTCACAGAAGGCGATTAGTCATTTTTCACATAAGGATTTAGATTTACAATACTGGATTGCACTAGAACCCGATTCTGTTTTTAAAGGTAAGGAGTAAAAACTTACATGCGTGATGAATTTCTTTGGGTTGAGAAATATCGACCTAAAACTATAGATGATTGTATATTGCCCGAGAGTCTTAAGCAGACTTTCGGGGAATTTGTTGAGAATAAAGAAATTCCAAATTTATTATTTAGTGGCACCGCAGGTATTGGGAAAACTACGGTTGCTAGGGCATTATGTGAACAGTTAGGTGCGGATTATATTTTGATAAATGGTTCTGAGGAATCTGGTATTGATGTTCTTAGAAACAAAATCAAGAATTTTGCTAGTACTGTTTCACTTGCCGGTGGTACTAAGGTTGTAATACTTGATGAGGCAGATTATTTAAATCCACAGTCTACACAACCTGCACTTCGTGGATTTATTGAAGAATTTAGTAAAAATTGTAGGTTTATTTTTACTTGTAACTTTGCCAATCGAATTATCGCACCTTTGCATTCTAGGTGTAGTGTGGTTGAATTTAGAATACCGAGAGGTGGTGCACCCACCTTGGCTGCTAGTTTCTTGAAACGAGTATGGGGTATTTTAGATCAAGAATCTATTGAGTATGATAAAAAAGTTGTTGCAGAATTGATAACTAAATATTTACCAGATTGGAGAAGAATTTTGAATGAACTCCAGCGGTATTCTGCAGGTGGGGTAATTGATACAGGTATACTTTCTAGTATGCTTGATGTCAACTTAGACCAATTGGTAATTTATATTAAAGAACAAAGATTTACAGATATGCGTAAGTGGGTTGTTGACAATTTAGATAATGACCCAAATACATTATATCGAAAACTTTATGATTCATTGTCCGAAATACTTAAGCCACAAACTATTCCTGTTGCTGTCTTGACAATTGCAGACTTTAGTTATAAATCTGCATTTGTAGTCGATCAGGAAATTAATTTAGTTGCATGTTTAACTAGGTTGATGGCGGAGTGTGAGTTTAAATAATGGAACTTTTTGATTTTCTAAATGATATTTCTCATAAAAAGAAAGGTGTCATCAGGGATGATCCTCTTGCAGAAAAGGATTATAACCCGTATGTGATAAATAAGTTTTTATCTCAGCATATAGATTGTATATTATATGTTAATGAGATGAATTCCAGACCACATTGTGATAAAATTTTACAATTTGATTATCTTATAAATAGTTTAAGGAAACAATTTAGAAGGTCTAGTAAATGGTTAAAACCAGATTTTTTTGATGATGTTGAAGTTGTTAAAGAATATTTTGGTTATAGTACGACTAAAGCTAAACAGGCCTTAGAGATTTTGACTGAGGAGCAATTAGAGCATATAAGATTTAAATTGAGAAAGGGTGGTTTGAAAAAATGAATGATATAGTAGATAGTATGATTGAGGTTGGTTTAGATGAACCAGATGATTTTCTAAAGGTAAAGGAGACGCTAACTAGGATTGGAGTTGCGTCCAGAAAAGATAATAAATTATTCCAATCTTGTCATATCTTACATAAACAGGGTAGGTACTACATAGTTCACTTTAAAGAACTTTTTATGTTAGATGGTAAGCCTTCAGATTTTATAGAAAATGATGTTTCTCGAAGAAACACCATTGTTAATTTATTAATTGAGTGGGGGTTAGTAACTTTAGTTAGGGGAGATATTGAAGATACTGTTCCTTTAAATCAAATTAAAATTTTATCCTTTTCAGAAAAAGATGAATGGGATTTAGTTCCGAAATACAATATAGGTAAAAAATAGCCTTGACAAATACCACATGAATGTGGTATAATACGAGTGTTTGGTTGAAATGTTCAATCAAATTTCGGTGGTAGATTCGTTTAGAATTACCACATATTAATAATCTTGCTTTTAATAAAGGAGATAATATAATGACAACACTTTTTAGTCTATCTAGTAAGTATGATCCGTTTTTCGTGGGGTTTGACCGTCTTTTTAGGGAGATGGAAACCTTCAAAATAAATCGTCAGCCGAATTATCCGCCATACAATGTTATTAATAATGGTGATAAGTATACCATAGAAATAGCTTTGGCGGGATTTAATGAAACTGAGGTTGAGGTTGTTTATGAGCCAGGTAAACTTACTGTTTCTGGTTCTAATGATAACCAAAAAGGTGATTATATTCATAAAGGAATTGCAACCCGAAACTTCAAAAAGGAGTGGACTGTTGCAGACACTATTGAAGTTGAGAGTGCTAAGTTTATTAATGGGGTTTTAACAATTGAGTTAATAAATGTAATTCCAGAGAGTAAAAAACCTAAGAGTATACCAATTACAACTGGTAAACAATTATTAAATGGGTAATGTGTGTCATTAGTACCAATTACTATGGGGGCAATTGCCCCCTTTTTATTTTATGAGATTTTATACTAATATACAATATAGAAATAATGATATTTTAGTTCGTGAAATTGATGATGGTGAACCAGTTAAATATCGTGATTCTTTCCAGCCTACCTTATATCTTCAAAGAAAAAAGTCTTTAGAAAAGGGTGAAGTTGATTATAGAACTTCAGATGGAACACCTCTGGCCTCAGTTAAACCCGGCACAATTCAAGATTGTCGTAAATTTATGGAGAGATATAAAAATACAGACAATTTTGATATCTATGGTTATACTCAATGGGGCCATCAATTTATAACTGAAGAATATGATCTTACAGATTATGATTTATCTAAGGTTAGAATTTGTACTATAGACATCGAAGTAGAATGTGAACATGGGTTTCCAGATGTTGAAAGTGTGAAAGAAAAGATAAATGCAATTACAATGAAGGATAGTAAAACAGGTGATATATATGCATTAGGGGTTGGACATTTTCATACAGATCGTGAAGATGTTCATTATTTGAATTGTGGTGATGAAAATACGTTATTGGAAAAGTTTATTGAGATTTGGCAAGTAATCAATCCTGATATTGTTACTGGATGGAATTGTAAATTTTATGATATACCGTATTTAGTTCGTAGAATTTCTTATTTGATGGGTGAGAAGGCAGTCAAACCATTGTCGCCATGGGGTGTGGTGAATGAAGGAACTATTACATACATGGGTAGACAACATGTGGTATATAGTTTGTTTGGTATTGCAATATTAGATTTTATGGATTTGTATAAGAAGTTTACCTATGTCAATCAAGAAAGTTATAAGCTAGACCATATTGCGTATGTTGAATTAGGTGAGAAAAAACTTAGTTATGAGGAGTATGGTAATTTTTACTGGTTCTATAAGTCTGATTATCAAAAATTTATTGAATATAATATTAAGGATGTGGAATTAGTTGATCGTCTTGAAGATAAGATGAAACTTATCGAATTGGCAATGACGATTGCATATGAAGCAGGAATTAATTATGAAGATGTATTTTCACCTGTTAAGACATGGGATGCATTAATTTATAATCATTTGATTAAACAAAACATAGTTATTCCACCAAGACAAACAGAAAAGAAGATTGGAGAATATGAAGGTGCTTATGTAAAAGATCCGCAGGTGGGCATGCATGATTGGGTAGTTTCTTTTGACTTGAACAGTCTATATCCACATCTAATTATGCAATATAATATCTCACCTGATACTATACGTAACGATATTCCAATATTTTCTACTACGGTTGATAATTTGGTTTCTGGTCAAGTTGATATACCAAAAGTTCCTAAGACATGTATTACAGCAAATGGAGTTTATTATAGTACAGAGCGGCAGGGATTTTTACCTGAGTTAATGGAAAAAATGTATACTGATAGGGTTGTGGCAAAAAATCAGATGATTGAATGTCAGAAAGAATTACAATCCACTAAGGATGTTTTTGAGAGACAAAAATTAAATGCAGAAATATCTAAGTATACTAATATACAGATGGCAAAAAAGATTTCCTTGAACAGTGCTTATGGTGCTTTAGGTAATGCTTGGTTTAGATATTTTGATGTCAAGATGGCAGAATCTATTACTTTATCTGGTCAATTATCTATCAAATGGATTGAAGATAGACTTAATAAGTATTTTAATAAACTTCTTAATACTGATAGTGAAGATTATGTCGTTGCGGTTGATACTGATAGTGTTTATTTGACATTAGGTTCTTTGGTAGATAAATATTTAAGTTCAGTTGATGATAGAGATACTATTGTAGAGTCTTTAGATAGTTTTTGCGATGACAAAGTTTCTCCGTATATAGATAAGTGTTATCGAGAACTTGCGAATTATATGGGTGCATATCAACAAAGAATGGTTATGGAGAGGGAAACTATTGCAGATCGCGGTGTATGGACTGCGAAGAAAAGATATGTTTTGAATGTTCGTGATAATGAGGGGGTTAGATATGAAGAACCCAAATTGAAAATTATGGGTATTGAGTGTGTGCGTAGCTCAACTCCTGAAGTTTGTCGGGATAAAATCAAAGAAACTCTTAAATTGGTTTTAGAGTCTGATGAAAATAATGTTATAAATTACATTGATGATTTTCGTGATAAGTTTAGTAATTTAGATGTTAGTCAAGTCTCTTTTCCAAGAAGTGTTAATGGTTTAGATAAATATTTTGATTCGGTTCATGGCTATAAGAAGGGAACTCCTATTCAAGTCAAGGGCTGTTTAATGTTCAATGGTTTAGTTAAAGAGAAAAAGTTGCAAAACAAGTATCCTTTAATTGGTAACGGGGAAAAAATAAAGTTTGTATATTTGAAAGAACCAAACCCAATTTCAGAAAAAGTTATTGGCTTTATGGATATACTTCCAGAAGAATTTGGTTTAGATAATTACATTGATTACAATACACAATTTGATAAAGCTTACTTAGAACCAATTAAGACTGTATTGGATGCAGTTGGTTGGAATCATGAACGAGTAGGTAGTTTAGAGGGGTTTTTTGGGTAAAGTTATGAGAGTACATGAATTAGCTAAAGAGTATGGAATTAAATCAACTGAGTTTGTAGATGTGATACAAAGCTTTGGATTTGATATTAAAAGTCATTTAAGTTCTTTGGATGATGCTCAAGTATCTGATATTAGGTATAAAATGTCAGTAAAAGATGAGGCAGAAAAACCAGAAGTAAAGGAATGGGTTCCTGATCCAAATGAACAATCTCCGCCTGAAGGATTTGATGGTGGTGATGATTCAGCTGATGAATTGTTTAAAAGAGCTCAGGAAGTTGTTAATGGAATAACAGAAAAAACTGATTCTTTGAAGGATAAGGCTGATGAAGTAATATTAAAAAATAAAGAAAGGGAACATATTGAAGAAAAATTGGCTGAGGTCAGAGAAAGACAGTTTGCTGAAGTATCTCGACCTAAAGGTTTTTTTGGTTGGATAGCTAGTTTATTTAGTTAATGTTAGATAATTCAATAGTTGAAGTATTAGATGACACCTCATATGACGGGGCAAATCCTGGCATGTGGGGTGTATTTTCTGGTCAAAAGGATTGGAAGTTGGGTAGGTTTATTTGTACGTATTGTCGTAGGGTAATTGAGGCAAAGTTTCCAAGATATTTCAAGGTTTTGGACAAAATTCATGATATTGATGATAAAGTTTTGGATAAATGGAGATCACCTTGTTGTGCAGAAAAGATAGAGAGGGTAGATTAGATGTCGGATTTTTTAAATAGTTTAATTAAACAGGTAGATGATGAGTATACTACAGTAGTTGCAGATAGAAAATCTTCGGCTGAGTTTAGTGGTACTATTGATACAGGTTCATATGCACTAAATGCCCTGTTTTCAGGTTCTATTTTTGGTGGGGTTTCTAATAATAAAATTACTGCTTTGGCAGGTGAGAGTGCAACAGGTAAAACATATTTTGCACTTGGTTTGGTTCGTAGGTTTTTAGAAACCCATGATAATGGAATAGTTGTATATTTTGACACAGAGTCTGCTGTAACAGCAGATATGATGGAACAGAGACAGATTGATACCTCTAGGGTGATTAAATCTGAACCAGATACCATACAGAAGTTTCGTAATGTGGCTATCAGTATGTTAGATCATTTCATTACACAGGATGAAGAAGAAAATATACCTATGATGATGGTATTGGATAGTTTAGGTCAATTATCATCAACTAAAGAAATTGAAGATAGTACAAGTGGTGCTGAAACCAGAGATATGACTAAAGCACAACTGTTGAAAGCTACTTTTCGAGTATTGAATTTGAAAATGGCCAAGGCTGGTGTTCCTCTGATTGTTTGTAATCATACATATGATGTTGTTGGTTCGTATGTTCCAATGAAAGAAATGTCAGGTGGTTCTGGTCTAAAATATTCTGCTTCTACTATTGCCTTCTTAACCAAGAAAAAAGAGAGGGATGGTACAGAAGTTGTAGGTAATGTGATTAAGGTGAGGATGCAAAAGTCGAGATTATCCAGAGAAAATAAAGATATAGAAGTACTTTTGACATATGATAAGGGGTTAGACAGATATTATGGGATGATTGATTTTGCTATTGAGGCTGGTTTGTTTAAGAAAGCAGGTAATCGAATTGAATTACCTGATGAAAGTAAACAATATGCTAAGACCATATATGGTGATCCAGAAAAATATTTTACTAATAATATTATGGAAAAAATTGAGGAATATGTTGCAAAAGAATATACATATGGTGGTATGCCAGAGGAAATATTTTTAGATGAGGATAGAGCAGACAATTCTGAAAAATCTGATATATAATGAGGATTATTCGCGAAGAGTTTTACCATTTCTTAAACCAGATTATTTTACAGATAGTACTGAACAGGCTGTATTTAAAATCATAGATGAATTTATAAGAGAATATAATTCAATGCCCAGTAGTGAGGTCTTGGGCATTGAATTATCCAAATATACCAAATTTACAGAAACACAATATAATGACTCCTTAGAATTATTGAAAACTTTTGAAGATAATAAAGATAGTGTTGCGGATGAAGATTGGTTACTTAATAGTAGTGAGAAATTTTGTAAGGATCAGGCACTATATATTGCTTTAATGAATTCGGTTGAATTGTTAGATGAATATAAAGGAAATAAGGACTTGGGAGAGATACCTAAGATAATGCAAGATGCACTTTCTATCACTTTTGATGATAGTGTTGGTCATGATTATTTTGAAAATAGTGATGAAAGATTTGAGTTTTATCACACAAAGGAAGAAAAGGTTAAGTTTGATTTAAGGATGTTTAATAAGATCACTAAGGGTGGTTTATCTAAAAAATCTCTTAATATTATTCTTGCAGGTACTGGTGTGGGTAAATCTTTGTTTATGTGTCATTGTGCTGCAGCTAATATCAACAATGGTAGTAATGTACTGTATATCACAATGGAGATGGCAGAAGAAAGAATTGCCGAGAGGATTGATTCAAATTTATTAGATGTTGAGATAACAGATCTGAAAATGTTGGATAAAGATGCTTATGACACTAAAATACAAGCAAAAAGAGATAAAACAGTTGGTAATTTGATTATTAAGGAGTATCCAACAGCTGGTGCACATACTGGTCATTTTCGACATTTGATAAATGAATTGAAGTTGAAAAAGTCGTTTGCACCTGATATTATTTACGTGGATTATTTGAATATTTGTGGATCAAGTCGAATTAAACCTGCAAATGCACAGAATACGTATACTTACATCAAATCTATTGCCGAGGAGTTAAGAGGTTTGGCAGTAGAAACTAATGTACCTATTGTTAGTGCAACTCAAACAACTAGGTCAGGGTATTCTAATAGTGATGTGGATATTACAGATACTTCGGAGAGTTTTGGACTTCCGGCCACTGCAGATTTTATGGTTGCATTGATTACAAGTGAAGAACTAGAAGAATTAGATCAGATACAAGTTAAACAGTTGAAAAATAGATATAATGATCCAACGGCCCATCGTAAATTTGTTGTTGGTATTGACCGATCAAAAATGAGGTTATATGACTTAGAAGATTCAGCACAGAGTGATTTGATATTACCCGAAGATGATGTTGGTAATAGCAATACAGGAATAGATTTTAGTGGTTTCCAAATTTGACCATTTCAACCCGTACAGAAATGTACGGGTTTTTTTATATCTAATGTAAAAATCTTATAAATAAAAGAAAATGAGTGTTGACAAACACGTAAGGAAAATGGTATAATAACCATGTCAGAATTTGAACTGGTTGTTATGATAGTATTTGTAACATTAATCATATTGTCAGGATAATCAAATGTTGAAATTCAAAAAATATATATCTGAACGTGATATGTGGCTAGAGAGGTGGAACTCAATGGCAATTAGTTATGGTTTGACGGAATTTATGGGTGAGGGTGTTTCTTCGGGAACGCAGCTAGAAGTTTTACAGAAAGAAATGTTTCCTAGAATTACTCGCATGTCTCATTTAAAAGATTATTTACATAAATCTGGTGATATTTTAGGTATTGATTTTAATAAAGATATATTAAAGACGAATGACAAACGAATTGGAATTCCAGCATCTTGGTCGGGTGATTCTTTGAATGTAAGTGCAAGTAAATTTAAAGAATTTTTAGATAAGGTATTGCCAATAAAAACTAAAATTGTTGATCTTCAAGATACGGTTGATGGTTTGAAAAACCCAAGTAAGTCTTATATGGGTTTCACTATTCAGTTTGATGTTAGAGATAAATATCCTTCTTCTAAGTCTTTAAAATATCTAATAAATCTTGCTGGAATTCAAAAAAGGTCGGTAGGAACTGAGTATCAAGAATCTGGATTTTTGTTCGCATTAGCTTCAAGTTTTAAATTTTCAGGTGATGATATTTTTAATCTATCCTATTGGAAATCTGAATGTAGAGGTAAGATATTTGTCGATGGTAAATCTTATTCTGATTCTCAAGTTGAAGATATATACAATTTTTCGATTGGTGATGATTGGAAATCATCTCTTTTATATTCTTCTCTTAAAGTTAAAGAGATATTAAAAGAAGAGCCATTGGAATATCATAAAGATAGTTCTAAGTTTTTCTTAAATATTTTGGCTAAAAAACTTTATGAGAAGGCTGGATGGTCAACTAAATGGAATAATGACAAGTGGAATCCGGCAGATGTTTGGTTTATTTACGACAGTGGTGTTCGTGAAGTAGTAAAAGAGTATAGTTCTTTAGCTGAACTTAATGGTTATCTCAAACAGTCTGTAGATAATTCTAGTGGTATTGTTGGGCTATCTTTGAAAAAGTTTGAGAAGGGTGGTTCAGCTAAGATTGTAGATATGGGTAAGGAGTTGAAGGTTGTAGATAGCTTCGAGATAGTTTTTGGTGCTTTATTTACTCAGGGTATTAATCAGAATTTGGTTATGAAAGTTCCTAATTCTAATAAAAAGGATAAAGTTCATAGTATAAGTTATAGGTTGTTTCAAAGTGGTTCTAGGGAAATGATACGCGGTGAGGTTGTAAAAAAGGGAACAGAAGCTTCTCATGGTAAAGTATTTTTATCATATATTGACAGTGTTTCAGGTACAAGTAAAATTGTTGATACTGTTAATAAAGTTCGTGGAGATGGTAACATAGAATATAAAAACGGAAGATATTCTCTGACATCTAAGGGTAAAAAACGATTTAGACTAGTTAGTATTATGTATAAACGTCATATTAAAAATAGTCCAGTAGTTTCTACAAGTCTTAGTGCAAGAACTAAAATAAAACCAAATTTGAGAAAAGAATATGAGGCTTTTGAACAAGGAAGTGAATCTTTTGAAATAAAATTGAATGAATATATACAAAATAATTTTTCTGGTAAAAGTGTAAATCAGGTTATCACTCAGATGAGTGTAAGAATTAATGCCACTTTCCAGAATATAGCATTTGCTGGTTGGTGGTCGGTTTTAGCTAAAAGTAAAAGTGGAAAATATAATTCAGCTACTGAGACTGCAACAAAAATGTTATATTTTGGTATGTCGATGGCAGATTTTTCATCAGTACATTTAAAGATAGGTGGATAATGATTAGTTTTAAACAATTTTTAGAAGAATCTGCTCCTGTTAAAAATCTCCATTTGGAACATATTGAAGATGAAATATTCAATTTGGGTTTCAGGGGAGCTCGAGAATCTATTAATTTTCTAAGATCGCTACGGGATATGTTATCTGGAAATAGTGGCAATTCAGTTAAGGTTACTGTCAAGTTTGATGGTGCACCAGCTATTTTCGTTGGTACTGATCCAAGTGATGGTCAATTTTTTGTTGGTACTAAGGGAGTATTCAACAAGAATCCCAAATTAGTTAAACAAGAAAGTGATATTACAGAATTGGGATATAAAGGTGGTCTTGCAGAAAAACTAAGAATTGCACTTAAAGAAATGAAATCATTAGGTATTAAGGGTGTTTTACAGGGTGATATAATGTTCACCCAAAGTGATTTTGAGGAAGTTGAGGTAGAAGGTCAGAAATTTACTACTTTTCAACCCAATACGATTGTTTATGCAGTTCCTGTTGGTAGTGAATTGGATAAAAAGATCAAAGGTGCTGAAATTGGTGTTGTATTTCATACCACTTACGTTGGAAATAGTTTAGAGGATATGGGTGCTTCATTTGGTGCTGATGTTTCTAATCTAAACAATACTAAAAACGTATGGTATTCTGGTGTAGATTATGAGGATTATTCTGGTTCTGTTACAATGACCAAATCTGAGACATCTAAGATAACTAAATACTTATCCGATGCAGGTAAGACTTTTCGTAAGATTAATCGAAAATCAATAGACTCATTTTTAAGTTCTCAGAATAGTTTACCATCTAGTATCATTGGTGCAGGTATCAAGACCTATAATAACTCGAAAATTCGTAAGGGTGAAAAAGTTGATAATCCTGTTAGACATGCAAGTGGTTATGTAGATTATATCAAAGAATATTTTGATACTAAGGTATTTCCTAAAGTCAAGTCAGAAAAAGGTAAACAAGTTAAAACAGAACAGATGAATAGTATCATTTCTGACACAAAAAAGAATTTACAAGTAATTAAGAATTGTTTAATTTTACATAACCATTTAGTTGATGCAAAAATGATGATTGTTGATAAACTTAACAATGGAGCTAAGAAGTTCCCAAGTACTTTTGTTAGGACAAACTCAGGTTATAAAGTTGTCAATGATGAAGGATACGTGGCAATTGATAAAATGAGTGGTGGTGCAGTAAAATTAGTAGACAGATTAGAGTTTTCTTACAATAATTTTAACGGAATTAAAAATTGGGATAAATAGGGGTTTTACATGAAAAGATATATAGAAGTAATGGATAGACTTTTTGGTCAAGAGATAGCAGAAGAAAAGACAGGCTATCAAAAGTTTTTTGAAAAAACTTTAGAGAAGTACGGTGTTAATTCTCCTGCAGAGTTAAATGATAAAATGAAAAAGAAGTTTTTTGATGAGATTGAAAATGGTTGGACTGCAAAAAATGAAGCTTATGGTGGAGAAGAATATTTTGAAGATAAATTAAAGAAAATTAAAGAAGTTAGTGAAATTAAAATGGTGGGGGATAGTAGAGTAGATTTTGAGTATAGTACTTATATGGTTAGTCTTATGGGTATTGATTCTGTGGAGTGCACTTACACTGATATTAGTGTACAGAGAGGAGTTAGTGGTTTAGAAGAAAGGGTAGTTTCATCTCTACAGGATGTAGGTATAAGTAAGGCTTAAGGAGTTTTAGATGAAAAGTTTTAAGCAATATTTAGACGAAGCAGGAAATTCAATGCAAGGAACAATACTTCAGGCAGTAGGTATGATTGACAATAGTCGATATATCAAAAAAGGAAGTGTTGTTGGAAATAATAAAACTAAGTCTATTTCATTTAAAATGAATGATGGTACAAAAATAACTATTAATAATGTTATATACAAAAAAGATAAGAGATATTTTTGTTATGATGAAATATTGGGTGTTGAAGATGATTTTAATAGAACTTCTGATATAATAAACACTTTAGAGGAAATTGGTTTACGTTTTAATACGGATGATAAAAAATAATTAAAATGAGGTGGGTATGGATACACTAGAAATTCTTAGGGAACATTCAAATATTTTATGGACATGTATGGCTGCATTCTTGGTATTTTTCATGCAAGCCGGATTTACATTAGTTGAGGCCGGATTTACTAGGGCTAAAAACGTCTGTAATATTGTAATGAAGAATCTCATGGATATGTCGATAGGTTCTCTGATATTCTGGATGATTGGTTTTGGGTTGATGTTTGGTGCTTCTAATGGGTATTTTGGTACTAGTTTGTTTTTCTTTGATGGATCTTCAGAGGAAGCTAAATCTGTTGGTAGTTCAGTAGGATTTAACTGGGCTTTTTTATTATTTCAAACAGTATTTTGTGCAACCACTGCAACTATAGTTAGTGGTGCTGTTGCAGAGAGAACTAAATTTAGTTCATATTTAATATTTTCGTTAGTAATCTGTGGATTAATTTATCCTATTTTCGGATCGTGGGCTTGGGGTGGATTATATGCAGGTGGTGGATGGTTAGAAAAACTTGGATTTTTAGACTTTGCGGGTTCTACAGTGGTTCATTCTATTGGTGGATGGGCAGCTCTAGCTGGAGCAATGGTAGTTGGTGCACGTAAGGGTAAATATTTACCAGATGGTAGAATGGGATTAATTTCACCACATAATGTTCCAATGGGAGCTTTGGGTGTATTTATCCTGTGGTTAGGTTGGTTTGGATTTAATGCTGGAAGTACTACTTCAGTTGGTGGAGATTTAGCCTTTATTGCAGTTATTACTAACTTATCGGCATGTGCGGGTGCTGTAGGTGCTGGGTTGATTAGTTGGTTTTTATATCGTAAACCTGATCCAACTTTAGCTCTTAATGGAGCTCTGGGAGGATTAGTTTCAATTACTGCTGGATGTGATATTATGTCTCCAAGTATGGCTGTTTTAGTTGGTTTTATTGGTGGTATTATTGTAGTAGGTGCGGTTAGACTGTTTGATAGTATAAAAATTGATGATCCAGTTGGTGCCATTTCAGTTCATGGTGTTTGTGGAGCGTGGGGTACTTTAGCAATTGGGTTATTCAGTACACAAGCAAGTTTAAACCAATTGGGTATACAGTTTATTGGAGTTATTTCAGCTTTTGTTTGGGCATTTGGACTTAGTTATCCATTGTTCCTTTTGATTAAACATACCATTGGTATTCGAGTGGATGATAGAGAAGAAATAGAAGGATTGGATATAACTGAACATGGTATAAGTGGGTATGAAGGTATTCCAGTTTTAAGTCAAGGGGAGTTCTGATAATATGTTAGGGTTTAAACAATTTCTCACAGAGGTAGTAGGTAGAAACGAGCTAAAAGATATTGTATTTTTATCCTTTAGTAGAACTGATGCAAAATCTGATAACAGCAGTTTTATGAGACAAGTTCTTTTACCTATGTCTAAAAAGATGTCTCAACGTATTTTTGGTGAAAGAAATCGAATACGGGCTGCTCATATTACTGGTGAGGGATATGTAGATGAGTTGGTTAAGATGCAAGGAACTCAAAAATCTTTAGCATGTATGACCAATCCATCTGACCCAAAAATATGGAGAGAAGGTGTTGCAACAGGTGGTGGTATAGTTTTTATTGTAGAAGGTTATCCCACTATGATTTCTAATATTGACTTATATAGTCGTTTAGATGGTCAGGGTAGAAGGTACATTCCATTAGCTAGTTTGTTACCTAGCGACAGTGGAGCATTCTCATATAATAATGAATATCTTAAGATGGCTGGTCAATTGAGGAAAACCATATTCAAACAGATCAAAGAAGCTCAAAGTAATATTATGTTTAAGTTGGTTTCTAGTAGGATGGTCAAGGATAATTCTAATCTGGTAAATCATATTATGAACTCTGGATTTCATAACATCCCAAAGTTGAAAATTAAGGAATGGGGAGATTGGTTAGGGGTTGATAATAGATTGTATGGTCAGATTATAGCTTTCTGTATTAAAGAATGGTTTGATGAAATGGAAGATATATGGAAAAAGAACTGGAGAAGGCTACAATATATATTTGATCCAGAGTTTATGTCTGAAAGAAAAAATACTTGGGATGAAATTAATTTAGTTGATATAGAACTGATTAAGTGTTATCCTTATTCTGAAACTGCTGGTGATTTGTGGGGAGATTTAGAAACTTTTGATGATGAAGAAGATCCTTATACGGGTGGAGTTCCAATCGCTGGTTATTTAGAAGTGGATATGTCCGAAGATGAATATTCAGATGAAGGTTGGAAAACAGTACGTAAAATTCAATCAGAGATACGTCAATGAAAGGATTTAAAGAATTCTTAAAGGAAGATTATTGCGATTGTGTAAATTGTGATTGTGTGGAATGTGTCGATTGTGATTGTTGTAATGAAATTGAAGAAAGTGTAGAGCGGGAGCTAAGGTTGAAAGATGATAACTAAGAAAATACTCGATGGCATTGAAAAGTATGCAGATAAGTTGTTTAAGTCAGTTGGTATTGATGTGGTTTTTACCAAACACTTTTTAGATAGAGTCAATGACCGTAGAAATAAAAAAGATATTACACAAAGTGAACTGATAAGGTTATTTAAACAAACACATAAGAAGTATGGTAAAAAGATTGCTAAATTGGGTGCAGATGCAGAAGCAGTAATTACAGATATGAAAACTGATGTTAATATGCCATTTATTCTAACTTGGGATAAAGTAAATCAAGAAATTGATTTGGTTGCTAAAACTGTGATGCGTAAAAAAGACTTTAAGACACCAGACCAGAGATTTGCATTTGAAGATAGGTTGATGGGGTTTAGAGAATTTATCAGTGATAAATAGGTTCATAGGATACTTACTATTCCAGAATAAAGTGGGTAAGTATTTATTTAAGATTTTTTTGGGTGTAATTTATGATGTATTTTGGATAATTGGTTATATAAAAGGAATGTTTCGTAAGTAGGGGGATTTAATGTTAGGGTTTAAACAATATCTTTTAGAAAGAAGAAGGGCAACTCCAAAGATAAGGTCATGGTTGGGAACGAGAGCAAAGCCTTATCAGTATTGGATGTCTCCGCAGTTTACTTTACCATTTCCCTTATCTAAAGGTATGATGAAACGAATGCAGAATGTAAATGAAAATACATTGGCTTTTCATATTACTGATACAGATGGTATAGGAACATTATATGATTTACAGAATAGTGCTAAATCATTATCAGTTACCACTAAGGTGAAAGATGTATATGCTGGTATGGAGATGTTGGAAGGGGTTGAGACAGCTGGTGGTGTACTGGTAGAGGTTAGGGGAGATATTCTCTTTGAAGGTGAATTTGATATATTCAGTTCACCAGATAGTCAGGGTCGTAGATGGATTGATATAAATCAATTCGCCCGTAGGTTAGCTAACGATAATAAAGCTTATTTACTACAGGATTGGGATTTAATCTATCGTAAGACTATTATGAATCATGCAATGGACTTCTATAAGTCAAATAGAAAAGAGTTAGAAGAAGTCTATGAGAAATTCTATGCAGATCGTAATCCATTATATGCTGAGTATTTGTCCTATATTGGTAGAGACTTCGCTGCAGCTAAGGTTTTTTGGGTTGGAAGTCAGGAATACACAGTCCAGATAGGAATGACTAAATTTTCAAAAGAAGATTCTTTGGCAGAAAGAGGTATTATTGATAAGATCCAGATTGCCAAGGTCAATCTAAACGACCCATTTGTCAAGAAAGCAAAACAAGCTCTATATAAGTTGACTAAAGATTTGTTTGACCAAGCTGAGAAGTATTTCACTGAGAATTTATTAGACTTTTTTGAAATGGGTCAAGAAAGAACTACTTTTGCATATAATGAACATATTATGGATAATTTTACTATTGAAAATGTATATTTCTGGGGAAGCAGACTTTCCGTTGCAGAAATCAAAGATGCTGTAGGTGATTATATGAGTGATGCCGAGATAGAGGAAAGTATGCTGAGTGGAAAGGAATTTCAGGAATATTTTAAGAAAAATTGGTTAGTAGGTAGGAGATGATATGAGAGGTGTATTTACATTTGGAAGGTTTAATCCGCCAACAATTGGACACGAAAAACTTATTAAGAAGGTAGCAGATGTTGCTGGAAATGATCCTTTTTTCATTTATCCAAGCTGGACTCATAATTCTAAGAAAGATCCACTACCACACCCAATTAAAGTTAAGTGGATGAGGAAAATTTTTCCTAAGTATTCAAATCAAATTATTTCTAATCCAGATTGCAAAACTGCAATTCATGTATTAGCTAAATTAAACGATCAGTTTAATGAGATTGTTATGGTAGTTGGATCTGATAGGGTTAAGGATTTTCTGAGGTTGTTTACTAAATATAATGGAGTTAAAAGTACTCATGGTTTCTATCAGTATGAAAAAATAACTGTTACGAGTGCTGGTGAGCGTGATCCTGATGCACAAGGTGTTGAGGGGATGTCAGCATCCAAGATGAGAGCAGCAGCAACAGAGGGAGATTTTGAATCTTTTAAGATGGGAATACCTGATACGGTTTCTGATACAGTTAAAAAGGGTTTATATAATGATGTTAGAAAATATATGGGTGTTAAAGAAGAATATATTCAAGAAAGGGAATTAACTTTAAGGGAAAAAAGACTTAAGGAAAAATATGTTCTTGAATTGAAAAAGAAATCTGATGAATTCAAGAAAAAATATGGTGATAAGTGGTTAGACGTTATATATGCCACTGCAACAAATATGGCTAAAAAACAATCTATTAAAGAATCTTCATATTTAAAAACTTATAATGATTTTTATAGGTGGTTGAATGGTTAGTCATCTCAAACTTAGAAAAAAGATTAGAGATAACAGAAAAATAAAGGCTGTATATGAGAAAAAGAAAACCAATGAAATCCAAAAAAAGAAAATCAACCAGAAAACCGATAAAGCAGTTAAAGAGTGGAACTTATCGTGGAACAGCTGAAGCCAGAAAGCTTAAACAAAAGTGGATGGATTCTTTACAATCCATGATTGGAGATATTCCCATTGATTGGGATAGGGCTGCAATGTTTTACGATCAGGGAATGCCAGTACAAGCTGCTTTTCAAAAATTAATACAAAAGGAAAGTATAATGTCCAATACACTTAAAACCCAACCTAAAGAATTAGTAGATGTCGTATCTGCTGTTCTTTCTGGAAAAGCTCTTCATACTGAAGAAGAAGAAACTGAAGAAGAAGAAACTAAATCTTCAGAAGTCAAAGTTGATGGTCGAAGTAAGGCCGTCCGAGCATATAAAGCCAGAGTGGCTGCTAGAAGTCAGAAAACAACTAGTAAAACTGTTGCCAAAGAAAGTAATATGGATGGATATAAAGATACTTTGGACAGAATTTACGATAACCTAAAGAAATCTTTATAGGGAGAAACCCATGAGTTTATATGGAAATCAAGATAAAAAAACATTAACAGGAACAGTTACTACTAGTGGTAGTGATGCCACTGTAACTGGAAGTGGTACTGCTTTTACCACTGAAGTAGAAGTGGGTGATATTTTTCTAGCTAGTACTGATACAGATGCAAATCGAATATTGTCTATTGCTAGTGATACTAGTTTAGAATTAACAGCTAACTATAATGGTGATGATCCTGGCTCTGGAAAAACAGCTTATATTAGACAAACACCAAGATATTTAAGTCCAACTGAATCCAATGCTATTTTTGGTGTTAGTGTTTCAGAGGTAACAGGTGGTCAGGATAATGTAGTATCAATTACTCCAAGTAATCAGGGAAGTGGTTATGTTAATGCTGGAGATGCTGCACTAACAATTCCTGCCCCTACAGTAAGAACTATTGCTACATCAAATGTGAGTACTTCAGATAATACAATTACTATTACTGGTCATAATATATTAACTGGTACTAAATTTACTTATCAAGATGGAAGTGGTACTGCTTTAGCTGGTTTAACTGATAATACTGCATATTATGCAATTAAAGTAGATAACGATACTATTAAATTAGCCACAAGTTTAAATAATGCTAATGCGGGAACGGCAATCAATCTTACGGGAACTGGTAATAATGCCCAAACTTTAGAGGGTGATACCGCAACTGCTACTCCAGTAGTTACTGCTGGAAAACTTGCATCTATTACAGTAACAGCTGGTGGTTCAGATTATCAAACTGCTCCAACTATTACTGTTGCTGCAGCAACCAATGCTACTTTTAATGCGAATGCTGCGAGTACTGCAGATGATACAATTACGTTGTCAAGTGCAGAGGTTGCAGCTTTAGCTGTAGGTGATGCTGTTACATATACTAACGGTGGTGGATCTCAGGATATTGGATTAACTACAGCAACAGTTTATTATATTCATTCTAAGCCAACTTCAACCACTGTTAAATTAAAAGCATCTGCAGATGCATCTGATGCAATCGACTTAACAGCTGGATCTAGTGAAGCTGGCCATGGCCTTCAGGGTGAATCTGCTACAGCTACAGCTACTTTGGGTAGTGGTAATAAGACAGGTCAACCAGGCTGGGTAAAGAGAACTGTAGGTACTGGTGGTAGAGCTGGTAGAATTAATTATGAAGTTCTAGTCGCTTCAAGTAGTATTACTACTGATGCCGGTGATGACATAGAATTCCCTGACGAATAAACCATAAATGTTTGACAATTTGAATGAGTCAAACTATTTATTATATGCAGCTAAATATTATGATAACCCACATTGTACAGGATTAGATGATTTTTTAGATGATCTTAAATCTATTAAATATTTAAAAAGATTGTTTAATAGATTTTTGAATAATGGTAAGTTAAAAGACCATTTAATATTAAATCATCTAATCCTGTTATATAATGTTTTTGGAGTTGAATGTGCAACAAGAATACTATTTTTGAAGATGGATGAGTCTCACTATCCAATCCTAAAACCATTTTTGATTAGTATGAATTATTTGCCGGAAGTTGTTTATGGTATAAATGGTAAAGACATAAATACAGTTGACATACCGTTAGACGAATTATCAATTCGTGTTTTAAGGAACGTATAATGGGTTTAAAAGAAATAATTACAACAGCAACATCAGGAAATATTGCGGGGTTGCCTCCAGATGAACCACCAATCTCGAAGAAGAAGCAGAAAAAAATCACAGGAAAATTATCCAAAAAGAAGTGGTGGGAGAAGTGGCTCGAACTCAGCTCAAAAAAATATGGAAGATCAACAATATTTTGATACGAATTCTCCTCCACGTAGAGCTCAATCAGTAGACTCGAAAACTGTTGCAATGGGTGGAATAGTTACTTTAGTTGCAACAAACTTTAAGGCTGAAATACGTTTAATCATAGAAAAATTATTTGCATTATTGGGTGGTTAAAATATGGACAAAGAACTAAGACGTAGAAGAAGAAGTAAAAGAAGAACTCAACATAGAACTAATAATAGGGTGGAGAGAAGAAGAAAGCCTTCCCCACCTCGTTATGCCCCAGAAGAAAGTGAAGCTGATTATGAAGTTATTCCTTCCCCGCCGGAATATCCTAATTACCCACCTACACCACCTCAAAAAAATGGAAATTTTATTGTTCGATGGGTAAATACTCATGTTGATAATGTTCGTTTGGGTCTTGGTGTATTAATTTTTATATGTTCTTTATTGATATTAAACAATAATTTAAACGTTAAAGATGCATATATAACCTCTAGTCAGTCATTATATAATGTACTATTAATGGGTAAATCTAGTGGAGATTTAACTATGTGGGCAAGGGAATATGTAATTACTGGAAATGATAAATATAAGAAAGCATATGAAGATCATTTAATTGTCCGAGCAGGAGAAGATTATGACGATAATGGCATTAAAAAGTCTTACGATCAACGATTTAAAGACATTCCAACTACAATCGTTCCTGAGTCTGACAAACAGAAACTTCTCGATAGTTTATCAACAAGCGACCTACTTGCTATAAAGGAAACTGAGGCTATTAAGTTAGCTGAAAGTGGAGATAGGGATAAAGCAATAGCTTTACTATTCAGTGAAGATTATGAAACCGAAAAGGAAAAAATTGTTACTCCTCTAATTGATTTTACTAGAAAGATGCAATTAGATGTTGGTAGGAAAGTCGTAACTAAAATATACTTTAGTTATGGATTTATTATTGTATTATGTATAGCAAATTTGATCCTCATATTTTTAATTAATGATAGATTGGATTTTCATATTCGAGATGATTAGAGGTTAATTTAAATGTCAGAAATAGAACGTATAGAAAAACAATTAAATAATATCGAGCATCAAATGAACGATATGAGATCTGAAATTGAAGTGATGAAATGTAATCACCTACATCACCTTGAGCTTAGACTCACTAAGCTAGAAACTTCCATTAGTGTTGGTTGGAAGGCAGTAATTTTTGGTGCAGGATTGCCGGCAATCCTTAGTGCAATTTTATCTGTTATACAAATGATGAAGTAAATTAGACTTGACAAACTATACCCTAATGTGGTATAATATGTCTTGTTATGATATACATTGATATTAAATATATTGAACTGGTCGGTTCTACTCTGAGTCGATTTTCCAGAAAAAAAGAATATTTGTATAATTTCCGTTGTCCATATTGTGGTGATTCAGCTAAAAATCAGTACAAGGCCAGAGGATTTTTCTATCGAAAAAAGACTGATATGTATTACAAGTGCCATAATTGTGGTATTGGTAAAACTGTATCAACTTTCCTTAAGGATAATAATGATAGTCTGTTTAAACAGTATAAATTGGAGAAATTGAAAAGTGTAAATATCAAACAAACCAAGATACAACCAAGTATTACCTTTGAACAACCTAACTTTAAACCTAAATTATCGTCAAATAAATATTTGACATTGGTAGATGATCTTGATAATGACCACGTGGCAGTGAAATTTTTAAAAGAACGAAAAATTCCATTCAAGAAAAATCTATATTACACTAACATTTTTGATAGATTTGTGCATGACTTAGTTCCTGATAAATATCCAAACCTTTCAGATGACAAGGGTAGGATAATTATTCCTTTCTATAGTCGTGAAAAAGATTTGATGATGTTGCAGGGTAGAGCTGTTACTACAGTTGAACATAATAAACGTTATGTTACTATTAAAATATGGGATGATGCGTTAAAAATTTATGGATTGGATCAAATCAACTATACTAAAGATATATACGTGGTTGAAGGCCCTTTTGATAGTATGTTTCTTGATAATTGTATTGCTATGGGTGGTGGTGATTGTGATTCTTTATCAAACATAATTCCGAAAGATAAAGCAATTATGGTTTATGATAATGAACCAAGAAATTATGATACTATTAGGAGAATGAAGAAGGCAATAGATGTCGGTTACAGGATGTTTATTTGGCCAGAAGTTATAAAAAATAAAGACATTAATGAAATTTTTTTGAAGGGAGTGAATACGGGAGAAATATTGAAAATGATAAATAAAAATACATTTGTGGGATTTGGGGCTCTGTTAGCTCTGAACAGATGGAAAAGAATTTAAGTGGAAGGGAGATATGGAAACAAATTTACAAATATTAAGTGATTTAGTTCATCATATGAAATATGCAAAATATGATGATAAACAACAACGAAGGGAAACTTTTACCGAAACTGTTGATAGAAATAAACAAATGCATCTTGACAATTTTCCTGAACTTAGTGAGGAGATTGAAGATGTTTATAAATTGGTCTATGATAAAAAAGTAATACCATCAATGAGATCAATGCAGTTCGCGGGTACAGCAATTGAGGTTAATCCTGCTAGAATGTTCAATTGTTCATATCTGACAGTTGACAAAATCAGTGCTTTTTGGGAAACCATGTTCCTATTGTTGTCTGGTTGTGGTGTTGGATACTCAGTCCAAAAACATCATATTGAACAACTACCCGAAGTTAGAAAACCTATCAAATCACGTAGGTACTTAATTCAAGATTCGATTGAAGGTTGGGCAGACTCGATTAAAGTATTGTTTAAAGCTTACTTTAATAATCGTTCATTACCTTTATTTGATTATAGAGCAATACGAGACAAGGGTGCAAGATTGGTAATCAGTGGTGGAAAAGCTCCTGGCCCTGAACCATTAAAACTTTGTTTGAATACACTACAGAGTATTCTGGACAGTAAAGATAATGGAGAAAAACTAACTCCTCTTGAATGTCATGATATGTTATGTATTATTTCCGATGCAGTCTTGGCGGGGGGTATTCGTAGGTCTGCATTAATTTCTTTGTTTAGTATTGATGATGAATCTATGTTAATGTGTAAGTCTTTACATAGAGCAGAAGTGGATGAGGTACTAACAAAGGAAAATGATAGTTATAATGTGAGAGTCAATGTGTTTCGTGAAGATGAATTTTATGAACAAAAAAATGTTTGGATACCTGAATCTGATTACATTAAACTAAAAACCGAGAATACGTTACAATGGTATTATCTCTATCCCCATCGTGCACGTTCTAATAATTCTATGGTGGTTGCAAGGTCTTTAATTACTTCCGATATATTTAAGGATAGATGGGAAGTTGTTAAAAATTCTGGTAGTGGTGAGCCTGGTTTCTATTTTACTAATAATGTTGAATTAGGTACAAATCCCTGTTGTGAAATTAGTTTAAATTCTAATCAATTTTGTAATTTAACCTCGATCAATGTTGCTACTATTGAAAGTCAAGAAGATTTAGAAGAACGTTCTAGGGCAGCTGGATTCTTAGGTACACTTCAGGCATCATATACAGATTTTCATTATTTAAACCCAACATGGAAAAAGATCACTGAAAAGGAAGCTCTTTTGGGTGTTTCCCTGACAGGTATTGCTTCTATAGATCATACAGAATATGATTTTAGGGAAGCTTCTTTGGCTACTGTAGAGGAAAATAAGAGAATTGCGAAAATTATTGGTATTAATCCTGCAAAAAGGGTTACTTGTATTAAACCAGAGGGTTCTGGTTCTTTAGTGTTGGGTACGAGTTCGGGTATTCATGCATGGCACAATGGATACTATAATAGAAGAATTAGAGTGGGTAAGAATGAGGCGATATATCAATATCTAGTGGAAACTAATCCTGATATTGTTGAAGATGAAGTTTTTGGAAGTAATGCAGTAATTACTATCCCAGTAAAAGCACCAGAGGGTGCAGTAACTAGAGATGAGGATGTTAATAGTTTCTTGGATAGAATAAAGTATTTTACAGAACAATGGGTTCGTCCAGGCCACAATGGCGGTATGAATACACATAACGTATCTGCAACTGTGTCTGTTAAAGATGATGAATGGGATAGTGTTGGGTCTTGGGTTTGGAAAAATCAAGATTCTTTTAATGGTTTATCGTTTTTACCATATGATAATGGAACTTATACTCAAGCTCCATTTGAGGATATTGAAGAATTTGAGTATATTGAGGGGGTCAAAAATCTTGAAAATATTAATTTAGAAATGGTGGTTGAGATTGAAGATAATACAGATTTACAGGGAGAACTTGCATGTAGTGGAGGTTCTTGTGAGGTGATATGATGTTTGATTGGGAGAAGGTAACGGTTTGGTCTTTAATATTTATGTTTTGTATGGGTTTTTGGTATTTTACATTTAAGTTTGGCTATGGTCTAGTCATGTTATTTTTTGGGAGTTAAAAATGAGTATTTATAAGAAATTAGATCAAGATTTTTCTAGTGATGTTAGTTGGTTGAGAAAAAAATTAGTTGAAAAAATGTTAGATGAAAATTCTATTGTTGATAGTTATGAGTTATTTTCTAGTTTTCTTCAGGGTGGCTATATTTCAGAATTAGAGGAAGAATTTATTGCAGCGATTTATAAAGTAAGGTCAATTTTACCTACTTCAACTACATCTGAAATTTCTGGAGACTTAATGTCTGAAGTGATTAAAAGAGAATCTAACTGGGCTGATGGATGGCAAAAGTATTATGAGTATAAAGATAGTGAAAAAACTGCTATTGAGGCTAAGGAGAGATTTGATAATTATCTCGAAGAATATGGAGATTTTCCTGATTGTTGAGATGATGTAACACTAGTTTAACCTAAATACAATTACCAATGCAGGGGGTGATCGTATGTTTAAAGGCGGAGAGTATCTAAAAAATATTAAAAGTGCTGTACAAAAAAATGTGGAGTGTTGTAAATATGCACTTCAAAATTCATGTAAAGTCAGAATTTTAGGTAAGGGTCAGTCAACTGAAGGGTATGTTACTCGCGTAACGTGGGATGACATGGAAGATGTTATAAACATAAATACGGGTGAAACAAACAAACTATTTAGTGGTAGTGAAATAGCTACCGTAAGGTTGATCGAATGAAGTCTTTTAAACAATTTATCACCGAAGGAACTGCTACTGAAATTAAGGAATTGATTTTTACAGATAGTGAATATGAATATCCAATACCGTTCTCACAGCCAATGTGGGAACGGATAACTAATTTCAAAAGTGAAGGATATGGAATGCACGTTACAGACATGGAAGATGTCATAAAACTTGCAAAACTACAGGGTAAGAAAAATCAAATTTCCACTATGACTGATATGAAAGATTCCGAGAGTAGTTTTGCTCAGGGTGGTGGAATTTTAACTGAAGGTGGAATTTTTTGTGTATTGAAAGGTACAATTGTGATGGATATGGGTGAAGATTTTTCTACACAAAGGGATACGCAAGGACGTAGATGGTTGATGGCTGGTCAGTTATATCAAAGAGAATGGCACGATGAAGTTTTCGAGGGTTGGAAGGATTTTGTTGATGAAATTAAGCAAATGCGTCAGGATGGATATAAAGCCATAATCGAAGCCCAGAACGATAACCCTGAAATGCAGAAGAAATATGGTGTTACATCAGATGATCCAAAATGGTACTGGAGAAGTGATGATATTAGAGATTGGTCAGAAATATCAACATATGGTACTGGTAAGGAAAAGGCAGGGGCAATCAAGTGGTATATGGATGGAATTGAGAAAATTCTCAAGAATAAAAAATATCTGGAACAGATACAGAAAATGATGAGGATGGGTAAGGGGAGCCAAGGTAAACAACAACAGTGGGATGAATTGGTTCTGTCTGAAATCAAAATCTTAAAGGTTATTTTCCATCCAACAAAGGTACATTCTAAAACGGGCTCGTTTAGTAGTGAAGTAGGAAATTCTGATGATCTGATAGCAAACCTTAAAAGGTCTGGTTATAGGGGCCCTGTTGTCAAGATGGGAGAGAAGGGTGGATATTTGAGAGATGAAATGCAACAAATCAAACAACTAAATGGTAGAATAATGTTGAATAGAAACCCACGCAACAATTTCCCAACAAAATATAAGGTGTAAGGTAAAAACTAAACAAAAAGGAGAGTATGTATCCAATTATTTTTATAATGTTTTTGTTGACTTCTGTATTATTTTCTGCAGATTATTATACAGGTGATGGTCTAATGTATATGTGGGATTTTAGTAATGAAAGAAATTTTTTGATGGATTTTAAGTCGAATACAATAGCACATAAACGGGGAACTGTACGGTGGATTCCAGAAAAGTATTCGTATCATAAATCACCAGTTATTCATATTCATGGTAATATAGATCCTAATTCTAGTTTTACAATTCCTGCTAGATATCTCGAACGTGAATTAGACGATTGGACACTTGATTTTGAGTTTGGTGCTGGTCAACATAATTTAGACCATACAGTCAGAGATAATGGAAAATTAATGCCATTCGGTCAAATTCTCAGGTGGGGTGATTTAAGAATCACCTTTTATCAAGATTCTGGTCAGGCATGGAAAGGTGTGATTAGAATAGTATATCAGGGTCAAGTAGAGACAATCAAAGGGGTTCAGGGATTTAAATATTACTATATGGCAATTAGGTCAGAACAAAATGGAATTTCTATTTGGTTAGATTCATATTGCACTGATTATATTGAAATACCTAGAAGTTCTATGAATGGTTATCCGATTGTTTTTGGTGGTAGTGGATTTGCAGGTAGGTTTGATGATATAAAACTATATAATAAAAGACTTAGGCCTTGGGAAATAACAGCAAATTATTGGGGAACTGAGTATTCAGTTGATCCAAAAAATAAAGTAACCACCACGTGGGGAGAAATCAAATCTAATGTTAAACAGCGGAGTAGTTCAGGCAGTCGTGAAGAAATTATTAGAAGATGGAAAAAAATCGGAAGATCTCAAAAAGAAGAAAGGTGAGAAAAAGAAGGTTGAGGAAAAACCTAAAAAGAAGTTAAAACCAAAACAACCTTTTATTCCTATTAACGATAATATTTTTAGAGGATTTTAATGATATTGGCAGTATTGATTTGTTACGGTATATTTTCAGCATATGTTGACTATTTAGTAAATTTCGGCCCAGACATATATGAATGTCTGGAGACTTGTGGTGATATATTATAGATGAGTATGTATTTATTATTTGGGTTCTTTTTGTCTGCATATGCAGTGGTGGCCAATGATAGTATTCAAACATTAGGTACTTTTATTTCTTCCAATAAACAAAGAAAATGGTGGCACCTGTGGTTATGGTTTGGTGGTATTATGGTAGTTACGGCTACTGTAGGATGGTTTATAAATGGTGGTGATTTATCATGGGGTAGACTTTCCAAAATACCATATCCTGAAGAATTTAAATACAAATTTTTATTGGCTCCAGTTTGTTTACTGATATTAACTCGCTTGGGCGTTCCTGTATCAACTACCCTATTTACTTTAACTACTTTTGCCAGTACTCCTACCATCATGAAGATGGTAAAAAAATCGGTTACTGGGTATGTTGTTGCAAGTATTGTTGCTTTTTTATTGTGGACTATAGTTGCTAGACATGTTAAAAAGAATCCACAGTGGTGGAATAATGTACCACCTTTTTGGGGGAAATTACAGGTAGTTTCTACATCGTTTTTATGGATAACTTGGTTGATGCATGATACAGCAAACGAGTGTGTGTTTTTACCTAGAGAAATATCAGTTTCTTTATTGTTATTATATTTAATAACTACATTTACATTACTTGGTGTTATTTTCTACCTCAAGGGTGGTAAAATACAACAGGTTGTTCAGAGAAAATCTGAAGTTATTAATCTTAAACAGGTAACTATTATAGATTTTGTTTATGGTTCACTTCTCTTTGTTTTTAAAGTGGTTAATCCCATACCTATGAGTACTACATGGTTATTTGTGGGTATGTTGGCAGGTCGAGAAATTGCAATGACACAAACTCTTAAGAAAAAGCAACGAGAGGGTTTTGTTGGTGTTGGTTGGGATTTTGTACGGTTGGTTATAGGATTGGTTATTAGTGTTGGAGTAGCTATATATTTACCTTAGAGGTATAAATAGTGAGGAAATACGATCATTACAAGTCAGTACCTAAATTTCCATTTGAAATCGGAACAAAAACACGTAAACCTAAATCTATTGCAGTTGTGGATGAAGGGAATTGTACTGGATGTCAAGTTTGCGTTCCTTTTTGTCCTGTTGACTGTATTGAGGTTGACGAATTTTCTAACGGTAATTCTCCAATTAATCCTGTTAGAATACGATACAATGAGTGCATTGGATGTTCTATATGTTCTACTGTTTGCACTAAATTAACATGGGATGCAATACATATGATTAAGATTGCAGAGTTTGAAGAAATGTTCCCTGAAATAGAAATTACAAATACATTTGAAAAATCGAACAATAATACCGAGGTGATAGAAATATGACGGTTATCGCATACCTGAAAGAGCAGTGTGGTTGGAGTCGTGGTGTTAGAGAAGTATTGGCTAAATGTGGAATTGAGTATGAGGAAAAACAAATTCATATTCCAGATAATTATATTGAAATGGTTCAGAAAACAGGTCAAACTTTACAGCCATGTGTTCAATTTGATAATGATGTATTGATTGATGTTAGTGGTGAGGAAGTTTTGGATTATCTTGTTTCTATTGGTCATGAAAGTATGGTGGAAACTAATGTACCATTAGATGCACCATGTACGGATGAAGAACATGAGAGACAAAGATTACAACAATTTTATGATATACAACCATAGGGAAAAATAGTGATAGATTATTTGAAGGTTGCATCAACTGATGAAATTCCAGTTGGTGCTAAAAAAATAGTTGAAATTGATTACAATATGGTAGCAATTTTCAATATTGATGGTGAGTTCTTAGCAGTCGAAGATATTTGTACTCATGACAGTGGTACTTTAGCAGATGGTGAGGTTCAGGGTGATGAAATAATATGTCCAAGACATGGTGCAAGATTTTGTCTTAGAACAGGAAAGGCACTATGTATGCCGGCATACGAACCAATTGAATCTTATACAACCAAAGTAGAAAATGGTGATATTTATGTGGGTGTTGAATAACCTAATGACAGAAAATGAAAAGCAGATCAAATTCCTGAAAGAAAGAATTGACCAGATTAAAAAAATGGGTGATAAACGTAATTGGTTCAATTTGAAAGATAAGGAAAAAGAAACTGCTTTAAACCACGAAAGACGTTGGAAAGATAGACGTATTGCCGAAATTATGAAAGAAATTAGACAACTCAAGGGGAAATGATGTTATCCATATCTGATAAAGCACTAGAAACCGCAATGCGAATGAGGGATAATCAAGGTGAAGAATATAGTGGATGTGGTCTTAGGGTTAAGGTTGAAGGTGGAGGATGTTCTGGTTTTCAATATAATTTATCCTTTGATCTTTGGAATGATGATGATGTGGTGTTTGATGTCAAAGATATATTCAAAATTATTGTTGATAAAAGATCGTTTTTGTATGTTGCTGGTTCGCAAATAAACTACCATGACGGGTTAATGGGTAACGGGTTTGTGATTAGCAATCCAAAGGCAAATTCAACCTGTGGATGTGGGGAGAGTTTTAGTATATGATTGAAGTTACAGAAAAGGCAATTGAGAAAATTTCTGGTATCATTGAAAATGATGATGACTATTCTGCTGAGACTACCCTATTCAGAATTCAGGTTACGGGGAAAACTGCAACTGATTATAAGTATGGAATTGGATTAGAGTTTAGGAAGGATGATTATACCGAAACTGAATCATTCTTTGATTTAGAAAAATTCAGTATGATTGTAGATGAACGGTCATTGAGAGTACTGGATGGTGCTACAGTTGATTATAAAGAGGATTTGAATGTACAGGGGTTTGATATTATCAACCCAAACAAACCAGAAGCAAGTGATTTAGAAGAACGTATAATGGAGTTGATTGATTCAACGGTTAATCCTCAAATTGCATCACATGGTGGAAATATTCAAGTTGTCGGTATTGATTCTGGTATTTTATATATTGAAATGTTGGGTGGATGTCAGGGTTGTTCTGCATCTCAGTATACATTACAGCATGCGGTAGACCAACAAATTAAGTCTCAGTTTCCTGAGATAAAGCAAATTGTAGATACCACAAATCACGAAGCAGGGGAGAATCCGTATTATGCCTAGATATACTTTACATCAATTTGATGAAGAATGGGGTCGAGATGATCCCAAGATAAAAGAAGAATTAATGATGATCGCACATAATATAGACCCATATTCTGGCAATAGGATGATAACTAGAAATGCATTCAATTGGCAATCCAGAAATTCACGATATACATATAGAAGAAATAAAAAGAATGAAACAACATGGATCGTTGGAGTTTATCCGAATGAAATGGATGCTGAAACATATTATGATGATCCTATATATTCTTATGAAATAATC